GTTATACCTTTTGCATCATCCTTGTAAAGAGAATACTCGTCACGAAGTTTCTTCACAGATAGTCGGGCATTCGCTTGCTCCTGTGTCAATCCGAACAAAGCGGACTTTTCTTCATCAAGAGCCTTTTTTGCAGATGTATATTCAGCTAATTTACTGTTTGCAGACAATGGATTACGTTTCAATGCAGTGCGATAAGCATCACCGAGACGCTTAACATCGGCTTCCACATCCTTAACTACTGCCTTTTGAGCGATAATCTTTTCAGTAAACCCATTAACAGACTGTGAAGCAGCGAATATCTTCCTCTTGAAGCCAGTTTCCATCTCCGCACCAGCTTTAGCAGCATTCGTTACCAACTCATCCATTCGTTGCGTGGATGCAGCAAGCTGGGTATTGAGTGTTTTAAAATCGGCAGGAGACTGTGTGCTATCCATACCCTTCAACTCTTGCTTTAACTTAGCTATCTCATTTCTTAATTTTACGACTTCCTCCCAATCGGAAGCCACACGGAATACGAGCTTTGGCATATATTATTGTTTTAATGGGTTCTTACCCTTGGTTTTGAAAAATTCTTCTTCTGATACTTCCTCCATAACTTCTCCGTACACAGTATGGAGCTTGTCCTTTTGCATAATAACCATGTTTCTATATGGTATCTTGTACACGACTTCATCATAAGACAGATGCAGATTTTCCATGAACGTTGCTATCTGTCCCAGTAAACAGTTGTTTCCTACGACCGTTGCTTTGCTGTCAGTAGAGCAACGTTCTTGGCTAAAACTGACAGCTTGTAAAAATTTTCAGCAGAAATCATTGAAAGACCTGTTGCTAAAGCCTCTATCACTTCATCGAATGTTCCATGAGACAATTCTTCATGCAGAGTTTCATCGCCTTGTATGAGCCACGAGAGCGCGCGAGAAGCCGTATCAACATCCTTTAATGATCGAAGCATATCCATTACCGTAATCCCATCTTTCAAATCGGAGAGGTAATATCCGGCACCGGCTATCTTATGAATAGTTGGAGGATGGATTACGTAGGCTTTACCATTCACAAACACCGTTTCAAAGTCTTTTCCTAAAACGGCTGCACTTACTATTTTTGAAGCTTTTTCCATGTATTGAAATTAAAAAAGCGGTGAGCAATCACCCACCGCCATCCTGAAAACATTATTTTTCACCTTAAATTTATGCTGCAGGAGCATCCACTTTTTCACCATCAAGCCAGTACTCACCAGCTACACTAGCAGTTGGATTTTCCATTGCGACAGCAGAAACACCCAGTCCGATATTCTTCTCAACGAAGTTACCTTTACCGATTATAGAGGCATTGGTAAACACAATGTAATTACCGGTTTTAGTCTGACCGACAATCGCCTTGTTGATAACCTCTGCGACATCCGGTTCATGCCAGCCAACAACAGCCTGACCGTCTTTTACAAGCTCACCGCCTTGCAACTCCTTCTTGTCTTCAAAGGAATATTCTCCCATAGTAAATGCCATAGTTCTTGCACCTTTAGCGGTAACGTCCTTGTAGTAAACCTTTCCGGTCAACTCATTGATGTAATCAGTCGTAGTCGGGTCATCTTCTGTGTATCCCCAAGTGTCCTGATGGGAGTTCTTCACTTCTGTGGCAGTTCCTAACCACGTTTTTAAGGAAGCAGGTGTAACGGCAGCAGTTATAACCGCACCGTACCAAATCTTTTTAATTCCAATAAATGGTTTCATATTTTCTCATTTTACGTTTAATACTTCAAACAAAATTCTCACATTCACATAATGACACTTTAAATCCGTGTCCACTTCTGTGCCAATTGAATCAATCGAGTAACGATAGGTTGTGCCGTCATAGGTGCTTACTACATCATCAAACAGCTTGTTGGCTCTTCGTTCGAGTTCACCCAAACGAATGGAATTAGCGGAGTTTTCTCCTAAATCAGGAACGCAAAGATTCACTTCCGCAAAAGACTTCTTCCAATAAGTTCCCGGCTGTTGCTTCTTTGCGTGGATAGCAATCCTTTCAGACTTCAATTCACCCGTCAGCGTTTCACCGTCCGGTACTATGTCTATCCCGAAAGCCTTGCAATCCCGGTAGAGAATGTTTCCTATGTCGGTAGTTACTATCATCGTTCAAATCTTCTTTTACATCGTTCTAATGTTCTTAACGCTGCACTTCCTGCAACTTCAAAACCTTTGGATTCCACGAATGAAGCATAATCAGCTTCGTTTTTCAGAGTCAAGCCATCTTCGTCAACCTCATAATCATTCGATTCTCTCAAATGTTTTGTGTGGTCTTGATAGCTCCCGGTAGCTTTTGCATCTTCAACAAATGACTCTCCCTCTTCTTTCATACCAGCAACAACTTCGCTTGTTCCGTCCTCAAAGAACTGGTCAACATCCGAAAAGTCTGCATCTATTCCAACCATATTACTCTGTAGGAAAAATAGTTTGTCTCCAAAGGACTTTTAGCAATCCCCTCCCCTCTTATGCTTCCATCAAGATTCAAACAACGGACTTCTACTCCTGCTTCAACCTTTGTCGGCTTGTCAAAGACTACCTTATATTTGAAATCATACAGAACACCATTGATGGAAACTTTCTTTTCCGCACTCACATCATCACAACGACATTTACATACCTCCTGCCAGCTTTCACCACCGGTACCGGGAATCGGTCGACCGAAATCATCCTTATCCATCGGCTTAGTCACTTTAACCTGTAATATGTGTGGAGCGAATATCATCACCAGAAAGAAACTTTAGGTTTGTTACTCAGTTCATCCTTTAGTCCGTATTGTTTACAGAGGAAAGAATAGTACTGTTTAATCCCTTCGATATTCCAAGACATAGAAAAACCGCTTTCACTGATTGAGGTAGCACGAAGTAAAAGAGAGGGGATGAACTTCGCAATCGCCACCGACACCCGCGTTTGGCAATCCTCGCTCATCTCATCCTCTCCGCTTATCTTCGAGGCAAGACACATATCTAGAAGGTCAGCCTCCGACAACTGAACGCCGAAGGTCTGAAACCTCTGTGATATGTATTCATTTACCGTCATGCGTTCATCGTAGAAAGATCGAAGTTCACAATCTTGTTCGGAGCGGTAAACTCAGGAATCCACTCTGCGGTGTACTCCATGTATCTACCCTCTTCGTCACGATAGTTGCATACAGACATCTGACCTTCTGCTGTATTGTAAGAACGTCCCGGAACTGGGTCTGTCATTACATACGGCTTGTGGTGGCGCATCCTCATCACTTTGTCAGACCGCAACAGGGTGATACGGTCGTCTGAATAAATCTGTACGTTCTCTCCGTTTTGATTCTCAACGTAATCTTCCTTGATTTCAATTGCCGGAAGACCGATACCTGTAAATACGCTGGATGCCATTTGGTCTGTAACCAATCCAGCATTAACCATGAACTCACGCTCGCCAAGAATCATCTTGAACTTATCCCCGAACTCGGAAGCACCTACAATATTCTTCATGAATGTGCTACGAGACATAATCATTTTGGAGAACACACCGTATTTGGCTTTAAGCTTCTGAATCTCCTGCTGCAAGTAAGAGATAAACTTATCTTTTGCTGCAACTTCTGGAGTAAGGAAATGGAATGGCAACTCAATATCGAGCAACTCGATATTTTCTTTATTGTCCGCTAAATGAACCTCTGCTTTGCCGGTCATCAACAATTCAGGAACAACAATATCCATACGCTTGTGCGGAGCAAGCAAGATCTGGCGGTAATCATCAACAATGAAGTCGATAATCTCCTGTAAGATAGTACGCTGATCTGCGGTATTAGCGGCATTGAATTTATCAATGATGTCCTGCAACTGAGACAGACGTTCGATGTCCATCTGATAACGGTCACCCAGATAAGCGATTTCGGTGTAACCGCTTCCAAGGTTACGTCTTTCTCTCAACGGTTTCTGGTCATTCTTACCAAGGATAGACCCAGCAACGACACCTGTAACCGTTCCTAAATAGGTCTTGAAAACACGCTGTTTGGTCTCCAAGAAATCACCGTACTGCTTCCAGTAGATTGTATCCAATCTCAATTGAAGCACACGGTCAATCACCGCTTTTACGATGTTAGGATCTGTAAATAAAGTTTGTATGGTCAAATTCATATCTAAACTTTTTATGATTAATACTCAAACTGGAAACGACTTGTTAATCCGGCCTTATCCAGATCATGGATCGGGAGGATCAATTTGCTTTCCTTCACTTCATACGCCTGCATCAAGAGAGTGCAGAGAACAGCGCCATCGTCTTCAACTTTCTTTGCGTCGAAGAGAACGAAGTTTGCAGTATGCTTCTTCTTTGTGCCTCCTACTGCTGTGGCTTCAAAAAGAACAGTGTCTTTCTCAATATCAGTACCGAAAGCGGCTTTGATAGTCAGAACGTCGTAGTTTTCGTTTGATTTGTCGATAGCGGAAACCTCTGTACCTTTAGTGCCGTTCCCAATGAACATACCAACATAAGCCAGCGATTTTTTTGCGATTTTGATAGATAAAGCATCTGCTCCATTAGCATAAGCTTCCACAACTTTCACGTTGCGGACGGGAACAAGTGTGCGCTTTACCAAATCAGCCTGAACCGGGGTGAACACAGGTAAGAAAGATCCTACCACCAGATTGGTAATATCCAACTTCCACGGGCCGCTCTTTCTGACACCGGATTCAACACGGTAAAATTCTTGCACCTCCTTTTCAGGGATTAAATTGTACTTAGTACCTGCTGCCATGATTAATTTTTGTTTTGTTCAACAATCGTTTTTGTCCCCTCGCTAATCATGCTGGCGATAGATTCCGCTTCCGTTTTCGTATCACCACCTACTTCGGGACTTCTCACGCCCTCAAAGCCTTCGTTCGTCAATTCCTGCTTTACATCCTTGAAATAAGCATCCAAGTCTGCGTCCTCAGGAATACCGTAACGCTTTGCTTGCGATTCGGGAATACCATACTCTTTAGCCTTTGCCAAAATCTGCTCCTGACGGGTAGCCTGTAACTTCTCTGTCTCAAACTGAGTAAGTTTATCGGAGAGAGGTTTCATGGCTGCGCTCACTGCATTGGCGATGATGGTTGCCATGTCATCAGCAGGTTTCTCAACAGGCTTTTCTACCGGTTTCTCGATTTCGATTGGCTTACCGTCCTTCAAGCCGTGTTTCTTCTCGTAGTTGGATACTGCGGAAGTAACGGCTGTATTAGCC